ACTGCAAACGAAGTAACTGGAACAACCGTTGACGCTACAAACGTTATCGCAGAACTTGGTAAAATTCTAGATGCTATTCCTGCAACATTGTACGGAAAAGAAGATTTAACAATTTTCGTAGCACAAAACATTTACAAATCATATATTAGAGCGTTGGGTGGTTATGCTGCTAACGGAGTTGGTTCATCAGGTACAGATACAAAAGGTACTCAATGGTATTCAATGGGCAGCGGTTTAATGTTTGACGGGGTTAAACTAGAAATGACACAAGGGTTATCTGCTAATACAGCAGTAGCGGCACAAACTGAAAACCTTTGGTTTGGTACTGGTTTATTAAACGATACTAACGAGGTAAAAGTTATTGATATGGCTGATATCGACGGTTCTCAAAACGTTAGAATTGTTATGAGAATGACGGGCGGTGTTCAATACGGAAACGTTGAGGAAATTGTTACTTACGGTATCGTTAATTCTGCTAACTAATTTAACTGAATAACTAACTTGAAAGGTGGTGCGATAAACACCACCTTTTTTTATACAAAAAATATATTATGGCTTGTGATTTAACACTAGGAAGAAAAGAAGTTTGCAAAGACGTTATAGGCGGTTTAAAGGCTGTTTATTTTGTAAACGATGGTGATGCAACTGGGTACACTTATGACGCAACAGATACAGATGTTATCGATGCGGTTGCAGGTACGCCAGTAGCGTTTAAATATGATTTGAAAGGAACTTCAAGTTTTGTACAAAATATTAAATCTGACCGTAACAACGGAACGACTTATTTTGAGCAAGTAGTTGAGTTGGCTTTAAAAACATTAACGCCAAAGATGCACAAAGAATTGAAGTTAATGGCATACGGTAGACCGCAGGTTATTGTAGAAGATAACAACGGAAATTTATTTTATGCGGGTTTAACTAGAGGTATGGAAGTAACGGGAGGAACGCTTGTAACGGGTGCTGCACTTGGCGATATGTCAGGGTACACAATTACGTTATCAGGTGATGAGCCAGTTCCTGCAAACTTTATCGGAGTGAGTTTGGCTACTGCTGGATTTACAGTTACAGCAGGTGCTTAAAACTTAAATTGAACAAACTTAAAAGCGATAGTAACCCTATCGCTTTTTTTAATTTAAAACAAAATACACTTTTTTACGATAATAGGTATATGATGACAGCAAACCCTGACAATGCGTTGCATACTTTTAAATTCATTCCTATTGGAAATGATGTAGCGACTATTGTTATTAAAAACGTTTTAGACAATACAACTTACAATTTTACTAAAAGTCAAGTGTATTTACAGAAATATTACTTTGTGCTTTTAAACGCAGATATGTCTTTAACTGTAAATGATAAACTTACATTTGAAGCGTTTAACACATCAGGAGATTTAGTGCTACACGATATGATAATTTGCACCGATCAAACAATATTAGACTATACAATTAATAAAGACGTTTACACGCAAAGAGTAACGACTAACCAATTTGTAACCAATGAGCAGTAACGTAAGATTTATTCAATTAGAAAGCTACAAAAGCCCAAAGATAACCGAGAGCAAAACAAAAGACTGGGTAGAATTTGGCGATACAAACAATCAGTTTAATTACTTAATTGATTTGTATAATTCAAGCACTACAAATAGCGCAATTATAAACAATTTTGTTAAATTGGCGTACGGAAAAGGATTGAGCGCAACCGATGGCAGATTAAGACCTAACGAATACGCTAGATTTTTATCGTTAGTAAGCAAAGAAACTATAAAAAATGTAATTACAGACGCTAAAATGTTAGGTAATTATGCTTTTCAGATGATTTATGACGGTCAGAAAAGACTTGTGCAAGTTGAACACGTGCCTTTTCAGTTGTTAAGAGCAGGTAAATGCAATGAAAAAGGCGAAATAGACACGTGGTTTTATTCAGATAATTGGGCAGATACTAAAAAATTCCCACCAAAGCCGATTCCTGCCTTTGGTTTTGGCGGTCAAATACAAATTTTAAAGGGTGGAAATTATACCGTAGGACAAAAATACTACTCAAACGTAGATTATTACGGTGCTTTACCTTATTGTGTGCTAGAAAAAGAGGTTGCAGATTACTTAATTAACGAGGTGCAAAATTCTTTTAGTCCTACAACGGTTGTTAATTTTAATAATGGAGTGCCTGATCCCGAGAAAATGGAGTTAATGGTTGCTCAAACTGAAAGAACATTAACGGGAGCAAATGGGAAAAAGGTAGTAATAGGATTTAATTCAGACGAAACTAAAAAAACCACCGTTGACAGCATACCTTTAAACGATGCACCCGAACATTATAAATATGTAAGTGAGGAAGCAATGCATAAGATTATGCTAGGGCATAATGTAACATCACCTTTATTGTTTGGGATTGCTACAAGTACTGGTTTTTCTAGTAATGCCGATGAATTAAAAAATAGTCATATCCTTTATGAGAATATGACTATCAAACCATTTCAGCAAATGATACTTGACACGCTTGACATTATTCAGATGGAAGCAGAAACAAGTTTAAATTTAATTTTTGATTCTTTACAACCTTTAACTAACGACGGTGAACTTACGCTAGACGAGGGCAAATCTGTAATAAATTCAATCAACACGCTTAGTCCATTAGTGGCTAATAAGGTTTTGGAATCTATGACCGCCAACGAAATTAGAGCGTTGGTGTTATTACCACCTGAACAAGGAGGTAGTAACTTAAAACCAACAACAACTTTATCTAGTGAAGTAGAAACGCCTTTTGAATTTGCAGACGCTTTAATTAATAAAGGAGAAAGCGTTGGTGCTGATTGGATTTTAATCGATGAAAGTGATGTTGATTTAGAACTAGAAAATGATTTCGATGCCGAGATTGAAAGATTGAACAAAGAACAAAATCCTAGTTTATTTCAAAAGTTTGCAAGAGCGATAACAGCTAGACCAAACAGCAAAAGCGAACAAGATAAAAAAATTGAGGGTTTAAACTTTATCACTCGTTACAAATACACTGGCAGCACAAACCCTCAAAGAGATTTTTGTAAAAAAATGATGTCTACCGATAAGATTTATCGTAAAGAGGATATTGTAAATACAGATAGCAATTTAGTTAACGCAGGATTTGGACACGAGGGACAATCTTACAATTTGTTTCTGTTTAAAGGTGGCGCAAGATGTCATCATAAATGGGTGCGTCAAACTTATGTAAGCGGTGTAAAAGTAGATGTTACAAATCCAAACGCTACAACCATTTCAGTAGCAAAAGCAGAACAAGCAGGATATAGAGTTAGAAACCCAAAAGAGGTAGCAATGATGCCTAAAGATATGCCTAACGAGGGATTTTACCCAAACTAATTAAATTATGGCAATAGCAATTTTTGTAAGTACAGACGATGTTAAAAGATTTACTGCATTAAACGGAAACGTCGATGTAGATAAATTTATTCAGTTCGTTAAAATAGCGCAAGATATTTATATTCAAAATTATCTAGGTACTAAATTATTTAATAAGATTAGTGCCGACATATTAGATAGTGATTTGCAAGAACCTTATTTGTCGCTTGTAAACGATTATATTAAACCGATGGTTATACAGTGGACTATGGTTGAATATTTGCCTTACGCTTCTTATATTATAGGAAATAAAGGATTGTACAAACACGGTGCTGAAAACAGTCAGAACGTAGATAAAAGCGAAGTTGATTTCTTAATTGAAAAGGCCCGTGATACGGCACAACATTATACACGTAGGTTTATTGATTTTATGTGTTTTAATAGTAGTGATTTCCCTGAGTACTTAAATAATTCAAATAACGATGTTTATCCTGATAAAAATGCAGACTATGGCGGATGGTATTTGTAAACGGCAATATGAGCCGAAAAAAGAAAACGTAAAGAAATTAGAAATATTTTTAAAAAAAGTAGAAGATGGCAGGATTAAACTTCCAACATTACAAAGGCGACACGTTTGAAGAAGTAGGCTTTAGAATTAAAATTGATAACGTAGATTTAAATCTTACGGGGTTTATAATTCGTATGCAGTTAAGAACCGAGTGCGGTGGTGTTATTGCGTTAGATTTAACTTCAGTTGCAAGTGCAGGTATAACAATTACAAACGCCTCACAAGGTCAATTTAAAATTAATAAACAGATCATTGATATTGA